AAACAAGAGCAGTTACCGAGCAAAGCGAGTAAGTGCGATGGGAGCAAAGCGACTGCTGTCTGCAAACACTGCGGTCTAACGCTTCAAGGCACGGAGAGAGAAGGCGAGGATATATGCGTCCAGTGCTTAACCGATCTTTGCTTTAAACCCGGCTATTCGATCATCGAAGGAATGATAAGACAAGCCACTGACAACCCGATAAAACCAACCGATAAAACTAATTATGATACAACCGAGAAAACCAATACAATATCTACCTATGAGAAAACCATTTATATCAGGCGTGGAATTTAGTCACGTAGATTTCTTAATAAAGGGAAAAGCTAAAATAGGACATATAGACATAGGAGCAGTTACACTAAAAAAGGATGATCGCGAATATATTTTAGATGTAACTGATTATGAAATACCTGACGACACTAACCCAGTCATTACTTGTTGTATTGAGGAAGATTTAATAACGTTTTCCGCCTGTAAATACGACTTAACTAAAAAAGATTTATCAGCATTAACCGAAGCTACTTTATATGTTTCTGCTGAATATGATTCAGAACCTTTTGAAGTTGAGTGGATTCGTCTTTTTTTTGAAATTGATGGAGTATACGATTTCATAGAACTTAAAGAGGAGCAATAAACCTTATGATACAACCGAGAAAACTACCGATAGAAAAGATCAAGGACGCAGTCAGTAAAGTCTTTGATACCACGCCAGAGTTAATTGACTCTAAAACCAAGTTTCAACCGCATGCCCTTGCCCGGCAGATTTGTTACTACTACGCCTTGCCGGGACGATCTTACGTGTCCGTAGCAAACCTGTTTAACAAACACCACGGCTCTATAATGCACGGAGTCAAAAAGATACGGAGCCTTTGCGAGGATGACTGGCAAATCAAAGCTTACCTGTGTGAGATAGAAAAGGAACTAGAAGCACAATGAGTATTACAACAGCATTTACCATTATCATTCTTTTTTTAATCCTTATATCGTTCCTGTATGAAGACTAAAGAAACCACATTAACACCTGAACTTATGATCGAAGAACTTATGTACTGGATTCACCAAAACGAAATGGGCGGTGATTGTATCGACCCAGATAACCGATTCTTTCCGTTGTACTTGGAGCTTCAGAAGCTACTTGACAAGCTGAACAACGAACGCCATGACTTGTACGTGTCCGTAACTGCGGATGAAACCAAAACCAAATAACCAACAAAAAGAAAACCGAAATGACAACTATAAACTACAAAATCAAAACAGAAAACCGTAACGGCAATCATATTGTCGTAATACCACCTAGCACTGCTGAAAAGATATTCAATGAGCGTTGCGTTAATCGTCCGTTACATTTAGGTACTGCTAAAACATACGCAAAAGCGATGAGCGATGGTAAATGGAAACCGTCTTCTCAAATATCCTTTTGCAACGGAAAACTAGACGACGGACAGCACCGCATGATGGCTTCTATTTTATCTGGTCAACCGTTTGAAGGTACTATGTATTTACACGACGATCCTAATACCTTTGCCGTGTTTGACAGTGGTAAGAAACGAACAAACGCTGATGTTTTAAGTATTAACGGAAAGAAATACGCTAACAGCTTGAGTGCTTGTCTTCAATTGATGGAAAAGATTAACTCAAAGACTGGTTTGCCGAAAGGTATTGGAGGAAACACACGAATAATTGTCCAAGCTTACGAGATTATGGAAGTGCTTGCTAAGTATCCTGATGTAGAGTATTCCGTGGCACAAGTGCACAACAATCAGAAGTTTTTTAAGCTACCACCTGCTTCTACCGCTTCTTTACATTATGTTATTCGTAGAGCGTTGAAGAAAGACGACAAGCATTTAGCTGATGTGTTTATTGTTGATAAATTATTCAAAGGTTTAGAACTTAAAGAAGACGATCCTGTATTTACGTTTAGAAAGCACTTGTTAAACCTTAAAAGATTATGTGCACCGGGTGCTCAAGCTATTACGCATCATACATTATTCATGGGTGGTATTGTTACTTGGAATAAGTGGGTAAAAAATAAAAGCACTAAACTAATACGGATACCTGATGTTACCGTCGCACCTAAAATCTTACTACCTTAACATGAGAGACTACGATAGCTGGCTAACCGAGTTCCTTGACTACGAGGACGACGATTTAACCGACGAGGAACGCGAAGAGTTAAAAGATTTGTATGATGAATGGGTAATAGATCAATACGAAAGTAACAAACTAGACTAGACTGATGGAAACGGACGGGCACGAGGACGAGATCGAAGACATAATAATAGACGAGTCGTTGGCGAAACAAGTAGCGAACGGACTTGATTACTTTTGGTCGCAGAATGAGTTGTGTTATGATGAGAACCTGAAGGTTGTCCGAAGTGATCGACAGCGTGTCCGTCCTAAGTCCTCTTACGATTATATTAACCGAGATAAGAACGATGTCGAAGGCAATTGAGTTTGAAATGAAACGATGGGGTCGAGCTACCTATCGCCAGTTCCAACAATTCTATAAAGAAAGTGACCGTGGTTCGGAGATGGACAGCAGTAAGCGTATTCTAAGTAAGCTTGCACCACAGTTAGCACCACCGATTGAAGACTTCTTTAACCGATTTGCCGGGGATGACAGTCCATCGATGCCGATATGGCTTTGTTATATCGCTGACTTCCACCCACAAATGGTGGCACAGATAGCGTTGAAGACTGTGTTGGATAAGATGTACGCACAAGACCGACACTTTTCTCGGTTGGCATTGGAAATAGGCAAAGCGTTTGAAGAAGTAGCACGACAACGAGTCGCTGAACAGACCGTGCCAAAGAATAAGATGTTTGGTGTCCGTGGTAAGAAGTCAAAGCGATCCAAGATGCAAAGGTTCTATACCGTTGAGAAGAATAACCGACGGTTTACGTGTTGGGAGAAACGATTAAAAGTATCATTAGGTGCGTGGTTGTTAGGAGAGATAAAGACACACACGGGACTGATTGAATTTAAGATGGAACGATTCGGTAAGAAGCAACGCAAGGACGTGGTGTTATCAGGTGAGTTTACTGACTGGGTACGACGGTTTGACACGTGGAAAGAGATGCTTGATCCGATGCGTATGGCGTTACCACATAAACCGAAAGACTGGGTAGATTATTACAGCGGAGGATACGAGTCGTTCGACGATCCGTTTGTAATGAACCGACCAAGCAAAACAAACTATACTTTCTTTAGTATCAATACTATATACACTGCTTGTAACAACGTCCAACGAGTGCCTTGGTCGATTAACAAGAAGATACTTGATGTGGCTCAGAAGTGTTGGGAGTTGGAACGAGTCTTTGACTTTCATGAAGTACCACTTCAACCGTACCTTGAGAACGGAGACGAACGACCCGAAGAGCTTAGACAATGGAAGTTTAAACAAGACAAGATTCGTCGCATGAACGAGTCCAACCGTAGCAAACGATTACAACACGCCAAAGTCATGCACTTGGCTAAGAAGTACAGCGAGTGGGACGAGGTATACTTTCCGGCTCGTATTGATTATCGTGGTCGTGTTTATTATATGCCCGCTTATCTACACCCACAAGGAACTGATCTAGCTAGAGCTTTGTTGCAATTCGCTGATGGTCAACAAGTTACGGACGAAGAGGACGCTGAAAGACTACTGGTTCACGGAGCTAATGCGTGGGGTATCAAGGGTACACTGATGGAACGAGTAGCGTGGGTAGGTGAGCACAAGAAAGACATACTTGAATGTGCATCTGACCCAATGACGAATGACTGGTGGATGGAAGCGAGTGAACCGTTTGGATTTCTTGCGTTTTGTCTTGAGTATCAACAGTTTACGAAAGAAGGATACGGATACGTGTCACACTTTCCAGTACGTATGGACTGTAGTAATAACGGTATGCAAATATTACACTTGTTATTACGGGATACACGTCACGCCAAGCACTGCAACCTAGTACCTGACCAACCAGTAGGAGATATGTATCAGTACATTGCTGATCTTGTATACGAACGTTTGAAGGAGCAGTCAAAGGAGAGTTACGTGGCCGGTGAATGGTTCAAGTACGGAGTCACGAGAGCTATGGCTAAGGCTGCGGTAATGAACAAACCATACGGACAATCGTACTACCACGTCATGTCTAGGTTTCTTACTATCATTGGAGACAAGCATCCGT